AAAGGTCATGCCAAGGTCTTTGGCCATGGACTTGGTTTCCTTGGCCGATTCACGCGTCTCCGCCTGCTTGCGCTCGTAGTCGGAGAGGGCTCCCGTCATGCGGCCACGGGCGTCCAGCTCGCGTTCCAGAATCGCGACCTGCGCCTCGTTTTCTGGCATACCCCTGGCGAGGGCCAGTTGCTCTTCCAGCCGGGCTTGCGTGATGGCAGAAATTTGGGCTTCCGTCAGGCCATAAAACTCCGCCCGGGCTTCCATGCGCCTGACTTCTTCGTCCATCTCGTTAAAGCGCTTGGCGATGGCTTGCTGGTCATGGTCCGCGGCATCGTCCATCTTCTTTTGCTCTTCCGCCAGTACCCGATCTGTATCCAACACCACGCCCAGCAGGCGGTTGTATTCGGCCGCGGAGATGGCGCCCTTGTCCATGGCGGCCGCGATCTTTTCCACCTCCTTGACAGTATCCACCCCCAGGCCGGCCGCCTGCGCCGTCGCCTGGGCCTTGATGTCGGCTAGGGGGTCGGTGGCGACGCGGGCCGTCTTCGGCTTGTCGTCGCGGTTGAGTCCAGCAATGACTCGCTCATAATCCTTGGCAATGGACAGCATTTTCTCCTGCTGCCCCACGGCGCCGGTGATGGCCTGGATGTAGGTTTCCGTGGCCTTGGCAATCTCGCGGCGCTTCTGGGCTTCTTTGTCCAGGGATTTGTCGGCCAGGTCGGAAAGAGCCTTGGCGGCCCGGGTGGCGTTGGCCGCGTCGCCATCCGCCTTGGCCTTCCGGCGGTTTTCTTCGACCTGGCGTTCGAGGGATTCGATTTCTCGGGCCATGTCGGCGGTCTGGCCCCTCAGCCAGGATCCGGAATCCCCCGCGGCCCGGCGTTCGCCGAGCGTCTTTTGCAGGGAGGCGAGGCGGGTCTCGGGCGTTTCTGCCCGGCCGACGCCCAGCATGGCGTCCCAGGCTGCGGCGGCGTCGTCCTTGAGACGCTTCCAGCCTTTCTGGAGGGTGCCAAGATTGGCTTCCAGTTGCGGCAGGCGCTGCCCCAGGGCGTCAAGATAGGCTTTTTGAGCCAGGGTGGCGGCGTCGGCTGTCCTGCCCTGCTCTTCCAGGGCCTTGATCTGCCGGTAGAGCTCCACGGTGAGGAAGCCGTGCTCTTCGCCGAGTTTTCGGGCGGCTTCGACAGGCGTCTTGCCGAGCTCAGCGAACTGCTTGACGGTTTCTTCGGCCGCCTGGACGCCCGCGCGCTCCAGGCGCAGGGCGGCTTCGGCTACCTGGCCCAGGCTACCTTCCGCAATCCGCCCCGTGGCGGCGGCTTGGGCCAACACTTCGGCGGCCGCGCCCTGGCTGGCCCCGGTGGCACCGGCGACGCCTTCAGCCAAGCGCTGCAAGGCGCCCAGGGAGGTTCCCGCGGCGTTGCCGGTGAGAATGATGGCTTGGGCGAGCTTGGCGGATTCTTTTTCTCCCTGGACGAAGGCGGTCGCCAGCCCGGCCGCCGCGGCGGCGGTGAGGGCCATGGGATTGATGAGGCCGGCCACGTAGGCCACAAGACCCCGAGCCGCCGCCCCCACGCCACCGAACATATCTTTGAGTTGGCCGCCTTGCTGAATAAGAACCATCATGGGATTCTGCCCGCCGGCCAGGCCTGTCACGATGTCGGTGAATTGCGCGGGGATCGCGCGCTGGGCCCAGACTTGCTGGTTGGCCGAGACGTTTTTGTCATGGCTGCCGATTTGCTGGAGCGCCAGGGCGCGTTCGGCTTCGGCGAGGGTGCGGGCGGCCCCGGCAGCTTTGAGCAGGATGGAGTCATACTGCCGCAGACGTTCGATGGCCGGCGCCAAGCGCGATGCATCGGCGCCGGGCATCGAAGCCAGGGCCTGGAAATAATCCGCCGTTCCCCGGCCGCCTGGAACGATGTCAGTAACGCCCCCCCCGGCGGAGAGTTGGGCCAGGTCGCGCTTGCGAGCTTCCGTTGCCCGGCGGATAGCCGCGTCGAGGTTCTTGGTGGTGCGATCTGAAATGCCGCTGACGTTGCGGTCGATCTCCTGCACCGCCGTGACGACGGAGGCCTGGACTTTGGCCAGGTCTTCCTTGACCTGGTTGACGTTGACTCCCAGCGAGAGCTGGGCTTTCCTTTCATCCATGGACATGGGGTTTCCTTTTGCACACGGCGGGGCTAGGCATGCATGACTTCAAGCGCGGCGCGCTCCATGACTCGTATGGCGGCGAAGCGTTCATCCCAGGCTTCTCCTGTGAGCCCGCGACGCTCCATGAGGGCGAAGAGGACGCCGTAATCGAGACCGACCCGCCCGCCAAATCCCAGGCGCCATTGGGTTTGAATCTGGGCGAACATCTCCAGAGCCGGCCAGTTTTCAGGCCAAACTTCCACCTGGTCTGCATCGAAGTCGGCAAGGGTGAGCCCGGTGGCCGCAAGGGCTTTTTCGTCCGGCGGGGGATCGAAGAGCGCCCGTGCGGCTTCAGTCAGTTTCCCAGGGCGCCGTCCCGGCAAGCGGCCGCGTAGGCGGCCATGACGGCAGCCGCGCCGCGGGGGAGTTCGTCGGAGAGGGCAAACAAGGACTTTTCGTCCAGGGGGAATTCCAGATCCCACCCGTCCAGCACTTGCGCCAACGCAGCGGCGGATTCTTCGCCCAGCGCTTTCATCAGCCCCCCCCAATCAGACTCGTGCGCCCGGGCCGCGCTTTCCGCCCCAAGACTATCGATGAAGGCGCCCCACTCGCTGCGGGTGCGATACCTGAAGGTGCAGGTGATGACCCCTTCATCCCCATCGGGCATTTGAAAGGCGACGGGGATGGGGGCAAAATTTTTTGGGCAATTACCCAGGATGACTTTGGCCATGGAACTCTCAGCAAAAAAACCGCCCGGACCCCCCGGGCGGCGAAAGCCCCGCAAGCGCGGGGACGGATGCAGCAGACGGGTTAGTAGCGCGTCACACGGCCATTGCCGTTGATGGACACCACATTGGTCAAAATGGAACCCTGTGAAATGCGGGGGTTTTCGTTAAGGGCGATGGTGCAGGGGGTGAAAATGACGGCGCCGGACTTGAGCGTCTTCTTGAACAGGGTGTCGCTCTGCACTTCGCTCAGGCTGCGCAGCGTGGTGTAACCGCCGGTGCCGTACTGATCGGCGTCGATCTCGAAGGTTTCGGTCACGGCATTGAAACCATCGTTCAGGTTGGTATCGACATCCTCGTCACCAAAGCGCACCTGCACGTTCTTGGGGTCGCCGCCGCTTTGATTGGGGTTGAGGTATTTGGAGATCAGGGTAAAGGTGGCGACCTTGCGCACGGTCCCCACGCCCGACCCGGCAGGGAAAAATTCGAGGTTTTGGGTGTCGATGCCTTCGGCCACGAAGTCATTGGTGGTCGGCGTCTTGACGCGCACAGCGCGGCGATTGAGACGACCCCAACCGGAGTAAATTTGCACGATGTCACCGGCGGAGTAGCCGTGAGCCGTGCAGGAGACGACGGCCTCCGACGCGTTGGAGATGGCCGTTACAACCTTGGGAGAGGCAAAGGCGGAAGCGACGGAGAAAAGGGTTCCGTTGGGCAGAGATGCCATGATGGGCTCCAAAAAAAAGCCCTCACCGAGGGCGAAAAAAAACCGCCTCGCGGCGGTTCGTGACGACGCGGAGGCGCTGGACTAGGGCCGCGCACTCCAAATGCTGAAATCCTGGCTGGCGCCGTAGAGATCGAGATCGGGCTCCGATTCGGTGCGCAGCGCCGCCAAGGGGCGAGCCTGGAACGGGGCGGCGGCAATCAGGGCGGCTTCGATCTGACGCATGAGCCCGGTGGCCTCAAGGCGGGAGGCAGCCCAGACGTTGATCTGAAAATGTCCGTTGATCTTGTCCGGGACGCTATCATCTCCATAGGCCAGGGCTTCGCCGCCATATTGGGCGTAGGTGGCGAAGGGCCTGACAGTGCCAAAGGGCGCGCTGTCGGGCGACACGCGCCCCCCGACCAAGGGGCCGATGAGGGAGACGAGATCGGTTTCGACGCTCATACCAGGCCCAACCTGCGCAGGAGTTCGGATTCAGCCGCGGCCAGGGCTTCGCCAAATTTGGCCTGGGCCGGGCGAATGAAGGGCCTAGCTTTGACCCACAGAGGGCCGCCAGGGCGGGGGATGTAGTAGGCGGCTTTTTCCGCTTCCGAGGCCCTGG